CTATATTCCATTTTTGTTTAGAGTCATGTGCTAACTTTCCTCTATGATAAGTATTACTTGGTGGAAGAGATGAATTAAATAAAGTGAATATATTTTTGTAATGAGATTTTAGATCTAAATAATTAAATTTAGGAACTGGTTTACAATGGTCTTTAGGACCTTGCACCTTATTATTTATATACCCAACGGATCTTTTATTCACGACAATTAATTCATAGAATTCGTCTTGAACATAACTCCATAATTCATATAAAGATGCTACAAATACTCTATCTGTTCTCAAACCTCCTATATGGACATGGGTACTACATCGTGAATCTATAGCAGTGCCGTATCTTAATGCCACACATGCATCAATAGCTTTTTGAATAACATTTTTCTTATACGGAAGAGTAATATATTCATGTCCAGATATACTGCCATCTTTTACAGGAATCAATCCCAAATCTTTACACAAGTCTTCTTTTAAATGTCCACAAGAAGTCTCAAATTCTATACCTATAGATTTTTGAAATAACTTTTCTAGTTTTGGAAATTTACTTTTCCCATCGTTAAGTAATGTTTCATATATTTTTTTGTAATCAGCAGGAATATCTTTATATGAATATTTTTCAATATCGTATGCGGAATATTTTAATTTACCATGATTTATTGTTTTTAAACCATAGGTATTATCTGATTTTTGAAAATAATTATATGAGAATTTTTCATTACTTATATTTTTTCCAGGTACGAAAGGATCTTCTTTAAAACTCCAAAGTTCTAAATTTTTTAAAAAATACTCATGTCCATATTTATATACAGAATCTTTTTTGTAAAAAAATCCATTTTCTCCAGGTTTATATAAACCCCATATATAATTTTCCTTTTGTAAATATGATACGATTCTATATTCATGATTTGAACAACACCAAAATATTTCTTGAGGAATTTTCCATCTATTCGATACTTTGTATATTTCTCCAGAATTTTGTAATTTAGGATTTCCTACAATATAATCGATTCCGTTAAAATTTTTTATTTCATCCATATTTTTATTAATTTAACACTCCTAATTCCGACTTAAGAAAATCTATTCGAAGGCAAAATTCATTTAGGAGTTGTTGCATTTCATTATAATAAGCATCTATTCCATCAGATACACGGTATTCATCCAATAATTCATCTATTTCCAATAAATCAATTTCTAAATTATCCAAAGCGTTTTTTACACCAATTGAAATTTCTTCTTTAAGATTAATTTTTTCTACACCAATATCATCCGAATCTAAATAATCTTCGTCGAAAAGATTTTTTGTATCATGTAAAGTATCAACTTGATCAAAAGCATCGTCGTCATTATCATCTATAATACCTAAATCCATAGTTGCTCTATCGTAATTATCCCAAGAATTATTAAATAATGAAATTACACCTTTTTCTTTTTCATTTTTTTCAACAGTAAGTTCAACTATTGATTGAAATGTCGGATATGTTTTTCTAGATATATAAAAAGTTAAATCGGATTTGTTTAACTGCTTGTACATTTTTTCCAATTCAAAAAATTCAGAATATTGAGTGTTTATAATAAATCCTTTAACTCTACTATTCAGAATATAAAATATAAAAGGCGAAAACGGAATAGAACAAAATCCTCCAGGTATTTTTTTATTTAATAGTTCATAAGAACTATTTATCTCCCCAATATTACCAGATATATAAAAAGTATTCTTGTGAGAATTTTTATAAAGCATTCTTCTATTTTCATACCCAGTATGTTTAAGAGAAAAATCTTTATTTTCATTATAAGATTTTTCATCTTTCATCATCACACCATCTAAGAAATAAAATAGATTAGAATTTTTAGAAGATATTTGCCCAACGTTATTAAGTTTATATATGCCGTTTACAGTTTCAAGTTTTTTATTATCCAAAGATATTACATACTTTTGTCCATTAAAAAATATATGACCAGGCAATACACATTTTGTAAAATACTCCAATATAGAAAATTCTGCAATATAGCTATTATTAACAATTGTTAAGTCTAAACCCCTTCCTGAAAAAGGCCAAATTGATTGCGCATAATTATTTTGTTCTCCATATCCTGCATATCCTGCATATACAGCAGGTAAAGTCTTAACATCTGATGAAAAAGGATAAGGATATTCATTAAAGCGCATGTGACTACGATCATACTTTACAGTATTAACCAATTCGCCTTTTTCAAATGTACAAAGCGTGTTGTAAGGAACGGGTAAAATTATTTCAGGACTGTTCAAAGCATTCTTTAAATGATTTTTCTGAGAAGAAAAATACATTACTTTATTTGCAAGAACTGTGTAATAAAGACCTCTCTCATAATAATATTTGTTATCTGATTTTTGAGAAGCCCCGTTCCACAAATACATACTTTCTGGATTATCTAAATAATAAAAACATATAGATGCGGCACCAGTATATTTTTTCAATACATCTAAATGACCTTCGTAAATAATCTTTCCTAATTTCCTAGAATCTGTTAAGTATCCATCTACATTTACCTCATACTCTTTTACTAAATCGTCAATGTTCTTGATAGTACCGTTATGCATAAATATCATAGAAGGTTTCCCTTCTTCCTCAAAAAGATAAGGATGTGCATTTTCATCTATCAAAGATCCTATTGTAGCGGCTCTAGTATGTATCATTACATTACCTCTAACTAAATTTTTATTAAATTTAAAATCTTCAACCAGTTCTCGAAAAGTAGTTTTGTTACCCTTCTTATGTATTACATTATTTAAAACTATTCCCGCAGAGTCTTTCCCACGTTCTTCATTTAAAATACCTAAAATCTTTAAACTATCTAAATTAGGTTTTTTATTTAGCGCACCGTTAAATCCACAAATTCCACACATATTAAGCTGTTTTTATTTTTATTAAATTATTAATTTGATTAATGTACCATTCTTTGGTAGAACCTATTAATTCTGGTCCAGTATTAGATTCAATTATAAAAAATTCATGTTCGTCATCCTTAAATTTAGAATCATATAATACATCGAAACATATAATGTCCATACCCATTATTTTAGCATTTTCAAGACATGTAAGTACCATATCATTAAACAATCTAGGTTTAACAGTATTCTCAATCGCTATTACCTTATGATTATCCCTTGTAACAAATAAGTCATCTGGATTATTCTTAACTTTTTTAGTTACTTTGTATCCATTTGTTGCTGTGCAAACATGTACTCTATATTCAGAAGTTGATGAAAGCATAGGTTGAAGTATATAAGGACCGATTTTGTTTAAAATATTAATAAGGCCCTGTTTAAATTCTTTATTTAGTCCAAAATATTCAATAATTTCAATACCGTCTCCTCCACTTTTAGAAACTGGTTTAGCAATTAAAGGTACAGAATGTATATTTCTTATCACTGCATGGTTTACAGCATAATTTAATGTTTGTTTTAATAATTCATCACTTATATTCAATTCATTAAATATAAATTCTGTAGGTACAGACTTTAAAATAATTTTTGAAAATATATGTTTATCTATAGATATTTCAGTACCTATTTTTGAATTTATTTGTACAGGATATTTACTATAGGGTAATGTTCCACCCATTCTAACTAATATATCTAAATCTGGTTGTTTTTCACATACCAAATGCTGTTCGATACTTTTACAAGTATCTGAATAAGTTGCTACTTTTATCATTATCGTTTATTAAATTCGTTCCAGTTTCCAGATTCTACAATTCTTCTAGGATCAATATCTCTCTCGTAAGGGTATAGGATAACTTGTTCATTATCTACAAATATTTCCATAGCTGAATAACCAGCTCCTAATTCCATTTGTGTTATTTGACCAAAACAAAGTTTAGGTACTTCTAGAATATCTACTTCCACAGATCCATTACCAGGTCTAATAGCAGGATATGTTCCTAAAGAATACAATTTAAATCCTTCAATTCTGTGATTATTTTTAATCACTTTAATATCTGGATACCTGCTTTTGAAATACTTAAAATTAGATTGTCCTTCTCTTAAAGAACCATATACAGCTATTTTTCTAGTTCTCATATACTAAATTTTCTTCAAATACACGAACTTTAGGCATTTCCAAATTCATTTTTTGAATAATATCTTTCGCTTGTGTTAAATCATTTGCCATAATACAGTTTTGAATATCAGATTCTAATTTCTGAGGAACTTCTTCGCCATTTATAAATGTATCAATTACTTTGCAAGTTTGATTAAATACATATCTGATAGATTCTTCACTACCTAAAAGACCTCCTCCTAAAGACCTATATTCTAAAACAAATATATCATCTCCTACAAATCTATATCTAAAATCTCCAGGTTTACCGTAAATTTTTCTACGTTCGGTATCCATATCCATAATAATACTCGGTACTCCCAAATATAAATCCATAAGTTTAATAATCTTTTCTGTAGCCTGAATATATTCAAATTCAGTTGAATATGTATTTTTAGGAAATCCTATATGAATATGAAAACCTGCAGATCTTAAATTACCTACTTCTTCAGGAGAAGGAATTACACTAAGACTTCGAGTATATACATTATAACTTGGGTCACAACCAAAAGTCATAGCTTGTTCTGTAAATAATTCTTTTTTATTAAATGTTCTTGAAGAACCTGCTAATAGATATAAACCTTGTTTATTTAAAATTTCACTTCCTATTTTGGAACAATATTTCAAATAATCTATAAACTTATCTGCTTCTCCGTACATTACTGGAGGAGTTCCAAATTCTGCAAGAACACAATCTTCCTGCCTATTACATCCGTTTCCAATATCCAAAGGTTCTTTTTTAGAACCTCCTAATTTTCCTTCTACCGATACAGAATTTCCTTCTGCATCTACTACAAATTTCTCAATATCTGTACCGATAGTGAATTGATTACTATTCATTAATTAAATTGTTTAAAATTGTTTTGCAATAAATAATATAAGGTTCGTATCCTGAAACAATAGTTAAAGAATCACATACATATTCTGGATGAGATTGAATACATAGACAATTCTTAAATTTATAAAATTCAGGAACTTTTAATAATTGATCATACCACCAACCTAATAATTCAAAATGTTCAATGTTTTCTGTAGATTCCAAATCTAAACATTGATGATGTGAAGAAGTAATTATAAAATTTGAATCTTTAATGACTTCTCCATCTTTAATTAAATGGCAAGGATGCGAACCTCCATGATTATTTATATGCTGATGCAGTTTTGCACCGTTCATAGCTGACAGAAATTGTGCGCCTCGGCACACCCCTAACATCTTTTTATTCAATCGAATACATTCTTTATATATACTTTTTTCATAAACATCTCGGTTAACATTTGAACTTGTTAAAGGATGCTTTTCTTCATTATAAAAAGAAGGATCTACATCACTACCTCCTTTAAACAATACTAAATCTGCTTCTTCTAAAGTATTAACTTGTTCGGAATTTTCAATCCATGAAGAATAATTTCCTTGACAGAATGCAGATACTTCAAATATTTTTAGTTTATTTTTCAATTTGATTATTTTTTTCGTTAACTAATTTGTCCATAACATTATGTAAATCTATTCTTCCTTTACATGCAGATATAAATCTTTTTTCATAATTTGTATAATCTAATAATATATCATTCAGTGACTCGTGTAAATAATGACCCGTTCCGTAATATTGAATTTCCAAATTAGACATACATTCTTCAATATCAGATAATTTAAAATCTGGATTGTCTAATAATTCATCCATAAAAACATTAAAGGGATTTTCAAATAAAAATCTTATTCTAGTTGTCATATCCCTTAATACAATATTATTATATTTTTTTGTAAACATTACCTGAAGCCATATTTCATTTAAATGTTTTATTTCTTCATTTTTTGAATTTGCATTATTAAAAGGTAATTTAAAAGAAGGTTGTATGTAAATATTAGAATATAGTTTATTTAAATGTTCTATATACTTTAATAAATTTTTCCATTTAACATTGTAAGTATTAGATTTTGGAAAAAGATTAATCTCTAAAATTTCTCCTTTTTGAGGAGATGTAAATGAATCAAAAATATTGGAAAAACATGCAGAGCCTGTAAAAAGTTTATTTCTAAAAACATAATCTACTCCTTGTCTATCTTTATTTAATTTTCCCTTTTCGGTTAAAGGTATTGTAGGTATATCTTCTATATTCATTTTTAAATATTTAAAAAGGTAAATCTAATGATGGATGAGCTTTGACCAATAAGTCAAATCTCGGCTCAAAAATATATCCATAATTTTCTGAAATTGGATTATTAGTGTTTAATATAATATTATCAGAGTTTATTTCTGAAGAAAATTCCACAGCTTGTTTTCCCCATAAACAAAAAAATACATCTGTCTTTAAATTAGAAATATGTCTAATTACTTCTTTCATAAAATCTTTCCATAAATGTATATGAGATTCAGACTTTCCAACATCGCAAGTTAATGAAGCGTATAGCGATAAAACTCCCTCATATTCAAACCATCTTTCAAAAAATGGCATATCTGGAACATGTTCGGCTAATTTATAAACTTCTTTTGCAAAAGTATTTCTGATTATTTCTATACTTTTAGGAATAATATCTCCTTTATAACAGAATGGGAGCTTCGTAGCTTGATTATAATTAGTAAAAGGTTCAGTACCTAATATTACTATATCAACGTCTCTTAAATCCATGCTAAATGGATAAAAAACCGATTTTAAATTAGATTCGGGACAGTATTGAACTCCCTGCTCTTTATATTCATGTAGTAATTTTAAAATACTACCTGCTTTGTGTATATAATCTTCCATGTGCCATGAAGGATGTACACCTAAATTAATTAATTTTTCTTCAATAGTCATTTCATATTATTTCTTTTTTATTACTAAAAATTAAATCAAACATTTCTACCAAATCCCAATTATTTTTTAAAATATCAAAAGGATCTTTTGCGTTTTTTTGATTCTTCGGTATAACCAAAATAAATATATTCTTATCCGGAAAAAATTCTTTTAACTCTTTTGCTCTTATATCCGCATATTTTTTTCCAGTTTCATCATTATCATACCATATATACAAATTAGAAAAAGGTTCACATAAACTTAAAAATTTAGAAGAAAAACTAATATTTTCAGATTGCGTACCTAATGTATTTATTCCCAAATGATAATTTACTAAGAAATCATCTTTTCCAGATTTGACGATAAACAAATCTTCCCCAACGTATTCATGGTATCTATGTTCTCCAAAAATATCATCATTAGATATGTTGGCATAGAATTTAAGTTTTCCATTTGAAACATTAGGCCAATAAAGTTTAATATTATTACTTGGGAAATGGTACGCAATTGTTTCATTAATCGAAGGATCATAAATTTGATTTTTTTTAATTCTACTATCTTTTTTTGTATTGCAGAAATACTCATATACTGAATATGCAGGTTGATTATTTAAATATTCTATAGGTATTTTTCCTATTTTTGTAAAAATATTATCTTCTGTCCATTTTTCAGGAACTATTCTAATATCAATCTTTTTATTTACTGCGATATAGTGCGTTTTATTTACCCCAAAGTTATTCTTTCTTAATATTTCATAAGCTCCATACACATCAGTCTGATGCAATATCTGAATAACTTGTAGGATATGAAAAGCTAGTTTATTATCGTATCCTTTATTATCTATAAAGTAAAGAATTCCTTTATGCATTTCGTATCTGCATCCAGGATGCGAGTCATCGTTTCTAAAAATAGATAAATAATAATCTCCTATTTTTGGAGTATAACTTATTATTTTTCTAAATGCATCGAATTGATCTATTTCTTTAATATCTATAGATTTAGATTTTATATTTTGTTGATCTCCTTTTAAATGCATAAAATTAAATTAAAAAAGGGGCGAAGTTTCCCCCGCCCCTAAATCTTATTCGCTATTAAATATCGATAAATTTACCTATTGCTCCTTGAGGCATTGTCTCACTTACTATTTCAAAATCCGAAGCATTGTACACAGTTAAATTACTTACTGCATAATCTGATTTTGTTATATCATATCCTGCGGAAAGTTGGTTAGACCTGAAATCTTTTAGTTTTCCAAGCATCCACTCCATAACTTGACCATCTGTTGTACGGAACATAGTTTCTTCACGAAAAATCAATTGTTGATTATAACGTATTCCTTCATCGGTTTCCCGACGACGAACAGTATGTAGTACAATCAATTGATTATCGTTAGATTGAATATAAGAAATAAACTTTCTCATACCATCATAATTTCCGTTATAGAGAGCGTCTGCGGTTAGTTCTATACTATCCATAGTCTCGCACCAGTTAGCTCCTTCAGCACGGCTGTCATAGCGTACAAATTGCTGTAGAAGAAGATATAGAGTATCCTCTCCTTCTTTCAATTTACGCATCCCTTCAGGATTATACCATTTATTAACTTTTGGATTATTAGCAATTTCTTCAGAAGTCTTTGCAAAATAACTAATTTGTCCTACTTTATTAATAAACTTAAATTTTTCACCGTCTTTTGTCGAAATAGGTTTGTCGGAAATATAAATCCTTTCAGAAATGATTTTTCCTTCACTATTCTCAAACCAAAAACTTAGTGCACGACTTTTTGTCCCATCTGGGTTTTCTCTAATGGAATAGTCAGTGTCTCGTTCTAATTCTTTACCTAAAATATTCTCTAGTTCTTTTTTACTTGGATTAAATGCAAGAATTTTAATTGCTCCCAAACCTACATAATTTTTCATTCCGCCTCCTGTAGAGACTGATTGACTTCCTTTTAAATTTATTTCACTCATTTTTTTAATTTTTAATTAATCAATATAAATACTATCCCAACGGGTTATAACTTTACCATCTATTTTTTCAGAAATAACGATTTCTTTATCTGCCAAATGCTCACATCTTGTACCTGTAGCCAAATCTGTTTCACCTTCTTTAATAAAAGAAAGTACATTTGTGGTTCTGTCTTTACGATACATATATCCTATTGCATCAGCATTTGCGCAAACAACATGTTTCAATCCTCCTGTAAGATTAACATCTCTTGCGGAAATCTCTTTACCTTCTTTGGTAATAGATGAATTTTTAACGTGACCTAATAGAATAATTCTATCGGCATATTTTTCAAATCGGTTCTCAATACGAGTAAATGCATTTCTTGTATAACCATAACCTGCTCCGTGAGGAAGTGATAAAATATCTCCTCCTTTCCAAGTAGAACCTAAAGGAGTTCGCTTGTATAGAACAGCAGCATATTCTTTAGCTACTTCTTCCATAGATGTAGCTGTATCTAATACAAGATACTTATATTTCTTATCGTCCGCATCTAATTTTTCAAATACTTGGTTTAAGACTTCAAGCAAGGACATCTTGTATTCTTCGGCTAAAGCAGGAATATTAATAAAATTTCCTTCGTAATGAGATGACCCACCTTCAAAATCAATACATAAATAGTCATCTAAACCAGTAATCATACTGGTCTTTCCTATTTTATATGTAGCATAAATAAATAATTTTTTAGGTGAATTTCTCACCGTTCTTTTTTTACCAAAATCAATTTTCGTCATAAGAGACCCATATTTCTTTTTTCTTGAATAATTTGGTAAATTTCTTTAATTTCTTTACTTTCAGGATTCGGAAGTTCTAAAAACTTTTGACTTCCTCCATCAAAAAATAATGCTAAAGGGAGACCTAATTTACCTTTTCTATGTTTGAGAACATGTAACGTCCTCATATTATCTTGGAGTATATCTAAGTCATATTTCATTCCTGACTGTTTATATAGCTCCTTATGAATGCTTGGATTAAATAAACCTATTACAACTTGATAATCACGACCAATTAATTTGTTATCTCCCAATTTATCTAAACTAGGGTATAACTTGTGCAATCCAGTTTTATAATATTCCAATCCTTCTCCAGCCATCGTTTGTTGATGTATAGATGCAACAGCGTACTTAAAACGTTTAATTACTCTATCTAAGAAGTATTCGGCACTCATTCTTTGCATAGATTCATGTAGAGTAACAGCTCCTTTTTCTCCACTAAGAAGACTTATGTGATCTACAACTACAAGAACTAATTCTTTAGGATCATTAGGTACATATTTATAATATCTATACATATCTTCACCATCTAAAAGATTTTTTTCTTCTAAGATTTCTTCTGTTCTGTTGTTAATATATAAATGCTTTCCTCTTTGATCACTTACTTTTTTAATATGTTTATAAATACCTGTTGGATTACCTATAGTATCTATAACTTCTATATATTTTTTAAGAAGTTGTATATCGGGTTCAACTTCTTCAATATATCTTTTTATTTCATCGCTAACTTTTCCTCTATACCCTTGCAATCCATATAGATCCAAAGATATTTTATACTTGTCTCGAATGAACATTAATCTAAAAGTATCATAAAAATCTTCTTCGCTTTCTTCCCTAGCGAAAAATAATATTTTATAATTTACATTATTTAATTCAGCATATTCAATCGCTTTTTTAATAAATAGAAATTTAGCCAACTGTGTTTTTCCGACCCCGGTTCCTGCTGTAATAGAGTAATATGTAGCAGTCATTATACCTGGAACAATTTCTCTTAACAACGGTAATGCGAAAGGAATACAAATTTTCTCAGTATATTTTTCTTCCATCATTCATAAATACTACTTTATTAATTTTACCTCGCTCCTTTAATTCGGATAAACAACTTAATAAGTCAGATCTTTCCGATTTACCAATAAGTTTATATACGAAATAATTTGCTCTTCTTACATATATAGGATTAGTATGTTCTAAATAATGATCTGTAGCTTCTAAAACATCCTTTGCTGAATATTCGGGGTATTCTTTAAAGAACCTTTTGAGCTTACGTCTAATATCATGTTTATCACCCATAGAATAGGGTTTTAAACCTTCAAATTTCTTTCTCATCTCTTTGACCAAATCATTTAAACTTTCTTCTCCTATAGGAGTAATAAATTTCTTAATCTTTACTCCCGTTATGTTTTTTATCCCAATATCTACTTCCAATAAAGTATTTGTTATATGTCTATCATTATCTGATATACTTAAATCACAATTTAATTTATTTATAGATGCAAATAAGTAACAATAACAATTGTCAATATTGTCTACTTTTTTGTCTAATAAATATTGTGTTGTTTTTTCATCTATAATCATTTTCTTTATATAATTAATAATGTTTATTTCATTGAATAGGTTACATATTTTATTTTTTCAGTTGGAATATTATTTATAGCATCTATTGACCAAGATTCGTCTTGAGTTCCTTTAGCTACAATTATATATATTTTAGCTACATGATTTTCACGATACCTAAGACCTCTTCCCATTCTTTGAATAAGTTCTCTCGCTTGAGAATTTAATTGGTTTATAATTATACAATCTAATTCTGGTAAATTAACTCCTTCGTTAATTGAGTCTACTACACCTAAAAGATTAGATTCTCCTGTTATAAAGTTATTGTAAGCTCCACTCTTTACTTTAGAATGGTGAGCATACTTTTCACCAACTATAAAATTGCATATATCTATAGATTTTGTAAATACTAAAGTTCTTAATTTAGAATCTATACTATTTAACAAAGCTTTAGTTGCATAGGCTTTGGATTTTAGATTATAAATAAACCTCATCCTTCCCAAAAGTACATTCTTAGGAGGTTTTTCATCTTTATCGTAATACATAGCTATGACTTTCGACAATCCTAAATATCTTTTTTTCTCTGTCGTAGTATATTTATTTTTCTTTGTGGTCACTTCTACAGGAAGATCTCCTATAGGTACATAAACAACTGTTATTTCATAATCCGAAATCAATTTATTTTTCTGCGCTTCTTCTATATTAATAGAAAAAATTAAAGGCATTTGTAATTTTTCAATTATTTCAATTTTAACAAATTCTTTTGGAGTAGTAGCTGTTAAACCTAATACTTTATCAATTCTGTTATTATTTTTAAAGAAAAAATCACTTCTTAATTCAGTAATTTTATGTAATTCATCAAGAATTACAATATCGTAAAACTCTTCAGTTATTTTAGGTATGGAATCATAACAAATAACTTTTACACTTTTTAATAGTTCACTTTTATGCCACTTGTTAAATTCAGCAGGTACATCTATATCTCTTAATTTAGTAGAAGGAACTACCCATAAAGCTTTTATAGAACTTAATTTCTTATTCAAACTTATTAAATAATCAATGGCTATTTTTGTTTTTCCGACACCTGTAGCAGCTTCTATAATACCATGTCCATCTGCTTTTTCTATAAGTTGAACTGCGGTTTTTTGAATTCTATCTTTATCCGTCATTGAAATTTAATTCTAGTTGATGTTTGTTTTCAAATTGATATATTACAGATCTCGCTTTTTGAATATAATATATATAGTCTATATCATAATCTTCAAAATTATCCAATAAATAACTTTTATTAAAATAAGTTATTCCCCAATATTTTTTCATACTTCCTTTTGAAGAAGGAGCTTCCGCATGAGCATGACTTCCGTCTTCATACATTTTGTATAAATATTGATTTTCATTAGATATAAAATACCTAACTGTTTTGGATAACTTTCTTCGTTTTAATTCTTTATTTTCGTATCTCACTAATTCATACCAAGAACGTCCTTTTTTTTCTGTTTTATTTGCTTTTACTCCTCCACAAAAATCAAATATATTTTTATGGTTTCTTATCGTATCTTCTATAGGAACATTATAAACAAAATACTCATATACAGCTTTTGATATTATTGCAAAACTTTTATTTTTATGTAACGGTAGATTTTCAAATTCAAAAAATCCTTTACATTTAGTTTTATTATTTGTATCAACACTAATATAATTATTTACATCTCGTATAATCATAGAATTATATTCAACATGCTCCAATTCAATTTTAGTTAATTCTTCCCACCATTTACATATTTCATTGTATTTATCTTCATATTCTCTTGGCATTATTATTTCTGATCCATCTGTATTCATCATTATCAACTTGCAATCAGGTATTTCAGTAGTTAATCTTTCAACTAACATAGTTAATAACAATTGTCCATTTATGCAGATAGCTAACGTAACCAAACGATCTCTAAGAAAACAATATGAATCATTTGTAAGACCAAATATAGAAACTAAAAGAATTTTAAATACATAGTTAGTTGGGTCAGTTTTAGGTATGATTTTTCTTTGGTTATAAAAGTTTTCACACAAAGGTATAAAAATATCTTTAGGTATATGCGCAGGACATAAATCATTTTTAAATATTAGACGGGGATAATACGAAACTGCATCAAATGACTTTATAACCATTTCATCATTTGATTTAATAATTTTATTTATAGGGGCGGCATGAATTCCTCCCAATCCAAAATTTATATTTATACCTTGCCAATTTACTTTATGTTCAGCTTTATCAAGAGGTTTAAGATGTAAATCTTTAAATTTATTTAATACATTGTTAAATTCATCAGTTTTGAATTTCACATAAGGAAAAATAATTTCGTTTACGGAAACATAATCTCTATCTGTACCCATACTACGCAAATCATATTCTGAAATGCGCATAGCTTTACTTAAAAGTTTAGCAAAAATCTTTTTAGCTATATCTGGCTCTGTGGAATTTATTAAATTTATCTTTTCTCTAGAAGAAAGAACATTTCTTAAATCTATTTCGTGTTTATACTTTAAAAATAAAGCTTTTGTAGCCAAAACGTCGTTCAGGTTATAGGATAAAACCTTTTCTTCCCAATTAGCCCCTTCTCCATCAGAAGGTAAGTCTTCTATATTTTCAAAATCAATCATAAATTCGCACCACTTTAGTCCTGTACGTTTTGCACTCGTACTTAAACCTAAAGCTTTAAACAAATCTATATGAAATTCTTTCAATTTCCACTCTGGAACATCTGGTTTTCTGTTATTATCTGATGTAATAATAGAAGCGTATGCTCTTATTTGTTTAGCTGTACAATATGGATAGCGTCTTATATACTCTAATACTTGAGCATCAAAAAATATACTATTGTATCCAATTAAAATATTAACATTTGAAGAAATGAATTCTAACATTTCTGTTCTTTGATTTTTCTTTTTTGAAATAACAAATTGAATAGGATTATCACAATCCATTCCTACAAATGTTGCTGTAAATATATCTAAAGTTTCTAAATCCCAAAAATAAGGTTTTTTATTCACTATCTAACAATGCATTTAGATGAAATATTTTTTCAGGATATATACTTTTATATTCTTGAAAACACCTTGAGGATTCTCTATCTGGAGAAATTACATAATTTAATTTCAATTTAATTGAATCGTATAGATCTGCCAATGTTGGAATTTTTAAGAAGTTTTCCAATTTCATTATCATATTATAATGTCTTTTAGCAACTTCTTGTAATTCATTAGACTCATAGCTCGAATCTACTTTTCCAGAATCATACACTTGTCTTGAACAAGTAATTTGATCAGGTTTCGTGTCTTGTTGTACATCTTGAATACGATTATAGTTCCATCCTACATCGTTTCCTCTATCTGAAGGATCATGTTCGCATCTAAATTTTAAAATTTTATTCAATCCATCTGGTAAAGTACATCTATACAATCCACACAAATAAGAATTCTTTTTATTATCATAGAATACTTTAGGTTTTTCTTTATCGTTTTTGACAAATCCTACAAATTCCAATCTTTGTACTTTTTGAGTAGTTCCTGCTTTTTCAAGCCAAGATTTGTAATAAGTAATCATAATATTTTAATTTTCTAAATTTGCAAATAATTCTATATCCGATAAAGTTGAGTCATCCAATAGATACTCTTCTAATTTTCCAGAATTAAGTAGTTCGAAAAGACGAATTGAATTTATTTCTACATAATCAAATCCATCAAATAAAGGCTTTAACTCATTCTCATCTATTTCATCATCTGAGAATATTGTATCTTCACAATTTAAACATAAGTCAAATTCTAAAGTGGCTATATTTAAAGGAATCAAGTAGATATATTTTTGCTTCGTTTCTTTCTTCATAACATTAACAACTAACAAGTTGCCAAATGTGTTATAGCTTTTTATTAATTTCATTCAGTGTATAATTTACTATATCGTTTAGATGCTTCTTCTCGTAAATATTCTCTAATATCGAATAGTTCTTCGCTATTTTGCCATAAACTAATTTCTAAATTTCTAGCTTTTTTTAAATTTTCAGAAACCATAGGTTTTTTAGAAGGAGTAAAATAATATACATATTTACTCCAGTAATATTCACAATCAGAAGTTTTATTTTTAATTCTTTCCCATTGTGGAGAATTTAAAAGTTTATTAATTCCAATATTGTGAGCGAACAAACTTACCGCCATGATTTCATTTCTTGAATGCTTAGGAAGTAGTTTTTCAAATATATCATATCTATCTTGAAGATCTGTATATAATTGATCCTTAACCTCTTTTAAAGTTAAAACATCTTCGTTCTCCGTCCTATGTCCTACTCCAACAGTCAAATGACCTGCTGGACAATAATAGGGTTCAAGAGAAATATCTTCTCTACGTATAAGTTCCCATACCGCTATTTCAAAATAAGAAATATAATCTTTTTTGGAAATTGTTTCTTCTTTTTTGTCAAGTGTTAAAGAATAGACACTTATACTTGCTATAATTATACCTATTATAATCATAGCTAAAGTATAAAATAAACTTGGAATTTTTGTAGCACTCATAATATTAAATTAGTTTTCATGATTGTTTTTAGATTCTTAATTAATTAAATTAGATTTGTTTTAGATTTTAGCCTATCATACTCGGCCAGTTGTTCTTCTAACATTTGTTTTAACATAGTTTTTTATTTATTTAGGCCGTGCTTAATCGGTAGTTATTGTTTATTTATTGAGTTCTTTCCATTTTGGAAATATGTGCTATTTTACAAGCCGTTTCATATACTTAACGTTGTATGCAATTAAAAAAGACATACAACGATAAATATAAGTAATGGCTAAGATTGGCTACTGTCGATCTTAATGGGTATTTCAAGGTTTCAGATTTCCAACCGCTACTACAAACCTTTTTTCACGCCACTACTCATATTATTTGCC